TATAACCCATTCATTACCATTGTAACTGTACCAATTCCCATCTGTAGTATTTACATATACTTTTGAAGTATCTATCATTTCAGAAATATCATTTGCTATTAGTGGTGTTCCGACTTCATTTTTATTAGCCTTAGTATCCAATTGCGAACTAAGGTTTGACACCTCTTCTTTAATTCCTGGTACTTGCTTAGCATTACTTTTATAAATATCATACTCTGAAAGAGCTGCTAATCCATTCATTAATGAAGTAAATTCATTTGTACTAACTACTGCATCATCTGAATTTAAAGACGATATTACATTTAACATAAATGGAATTGAACTTAACTTCTTATTGCCACTGTATATTACTAATTCTAATTTAACTAACCCTGCAATTGCTAACATCTGATTAGTCAATTTTAATGTACAATATCCCTTTTTAACATCATTTATTACAAGATCATTGAATATCTTTGTGCCATCTGGTTTAATTCCATATACCCTTACTGATTTTTCTGTTAAATCAAAAGGTAATGATGCATCAAATAAATGAAAAAGTAAAAATCTACTTTCAGTATCTCCTTGCTTTGCAGTTATAGTTTCATACATTTTATTATTTATATCTAATTTAATTATTTTCGTATTCATATATTCAACTCCTCGCAAATTTCATTTTCATCTAGATTAGTTGCTAGATCACCTTCTACATTCATAACCTCGATATCATTTTCAACTTTATGATACTCAACTAATCGTATATCTTCAAATCCTCGTCTTTTAGCAGTAACTACATACTTAAAAGTAAAATCTTTTCTATCTGCTTCAACTACAAAATAATTCTCATTTTGTTCTTTTACTCTATAATCTCCCCATCCTTGTTTTATTACTTCAACTGTATAGTTATTATCAACTCTAACAGCTTCTTTAAATATATTATCAAGTAATATAACTCTTTCATATGTTCCTTCTGCAGTTTTTTCAACTGTAAAAACTTCCATACTCCTATCTGTTAAATAACTTTCAGCATCTTCTACACTATAAAATAATCTATCTCCATAGTTTTCTGTTGGTTGAATACAGTTCTTATTACCTACTACTGCAAGATCACCATTCACATGTAGTTTCTTATCTACTGTAAGATTATAATCGCACCATACTTTTTCTTGTCCTGCTACTCTATATAAATAAGCTGTTTGACCATCTCTAAATATAAAATAACCTTTCCCATCTGACTTTAACTTTCCAGCTTCAAAATAACAACTATCTTTATCATAAGCTGCAATCCAATCCTGCAATACTCTAAATCTACTTTTTCCATTTGCTCTATCAGCAACTTTAAACTCATTTTGTACTTTTGCTATTAGATTATTATTAGTTGAATTATAAATACTATTTATATCATATCCAAACCATATTTGACTTCCTCTGAAATCAGTTTCCTTAAATATTGTTATAGGGCTATTAGTTGTTTTATCGCTATTATCCATATCAAATCTCATATAACTATAGTAAGTATCACCACTTTCATATGATATTGATATAGAACGGTCTTTTTTATTTGCTATTGCTAACCCTAACTTATTTTCATCTCCTCCAATTCTTGTTGAGTATATGTGTGCTACTGCATCACCTTCTCCATCCCAATCAAAGAATTTTATTTTAGTTCCTTCAATATCAATAGCTTTCTTTCCATTCCTCTTAAACTGCATACCTTTTGATGATTCTCTTAAGTCTATTTCTAAACTTCCATCAATTGATTGAAGCACTCCACCTCTTATTCTATCTGCTAGCATTGTTCCAGCTACAATAAAATCTGCAAAGAATCCTTTACCACTTCCAAAAGTTTTCCAATCCCAATCCTTATCATCTGGAGTTCTTTCAGCTGCAATCATGAATCCCATAGATCCAAAGCACATAGCTCCATAGCTTGGGCTATCCTTATCAAAGTCCTCACAAATCATAACTCTCACTGGCAATGGCTGTGCTACATCTCTACATGCTTTCATCGTTACATTAATTGCATCTAATATGCCAGCTACTTCAACAGCATTAACAGAACCATCGCTATTTAATATGTTATTTACTTTATTATAAATATCGGTTTGCTTATCGAAATAATTATCTATTTGATGACCTAATTTAATTGTCTTATATTTTAAAGCTAGTCCATCCCATGTATAGCCTATACATCTTACTAAAGTATCTATATTTAATATTTCATGCCTTGCTTTTATGTAATCTCCTAAATTAACTTCCTCATAACACTCATATGATTCATATTCTAATGTTCCTTGCAAATCATACATACTAACTTCAATAGATACTTCTGGGGAATCTATTTGCTCTTCTTCAAATAGTAAATTACTTAATCTAATTAATTCAGCTCTAGCCTCTTCAATAGTTTCAAATCCTTCATCACTATTTTCTTCTTTAACTTTTACCTGGTCAAACTTAATTTCTTTTTCCATTATATAAGGATATTTATTAGGACTATCTACCCATGGAGTTTTTCCAGTTAATCTTAATCCATCAAAACCAATTGGAATAATTCTTGTAATAGTATTTTTATAGCTACTACTTTCTTTTATATATTCCATATTTCTTCCATAGCTTATTATTAATCCTGTATCATGACCTATTTTTTCATTCATATAAATATCAAAATTATCTATAAATAACTCTCCACCCCATCTATTAACAAAACTATTTTCATCATCACCAGTAAGTGCAGCAACTATATTTTTTCTTTCCAACCTACTTCTTGAAATCCTCATAATATTACTATGTCCAATATAGTTAGTATTTTTAAATATTTTCTTTATTGCCTCTTCTCCAGTTG